GCCCTAATCGTTCTGGAGACGGCACAGGCTTCCAATATTTTACCATGGGCTTGCAACGCAGTGGTGTGAGTGGATTTAATCTACATCTGGTAGCACCAAGTGGTGTGGCTGGTGTGTGGGTAGCCGCACCGGGCACATTTATTGACCAAACCAGTGGACTAAATGGTTGGTTAGATGCTACAACAAGTTATGCTGGATCTGGTCGCCCTGGATCAAACACAGGTGCAGGTGGCAATGGATCAAACGGTTGCGGAACTGGTGCCTTAGTTGCTGCCAACGTAGCCTTAAGTGGAACATTCGCAGTTACATTAGGTAACGTGAGTTTATCCTCAGCGACTAATAACGTTGCCTTAGTTAGAATTGCCTTAGCAAGTGGACAAACAGTATCCACATTGGCGGTGTCATAATGCCTATACAGAACGCATCAGATAGTCAAAAAGTAGACTTCCTTTGGAAGAAGATAGTCTATGGTGCAGCTAAAACTGACATAGCTGGCAACATCGACGCCACACAAGAACCATACGCAAGTCCATTACTAATCCGTGGTGATAGGATCTGGCAAGATTCTGTTAATATCCCTACAGTTATTCCCGGCAGTAACAGTGCACCAGTCACAGTATATACAACCAGTCTGCCAGTTGAATGTACCAGCGCAGCAGGTATTCCAACTCCGACATTGACTTGGATAACAGGAAGGACTAACTGGGTACCTCCGGAATTTGGATCAACGTATCAGGTAAAAGTCTATATCAGTCCTAGCGGACAAGCAGGTAATGTATTAACTAAAGGCACACAGGTATTCGCCACAGGCACCGGTAATAACGACCTATGGGTGTTTGATTATCAATCAGGTATCTTAAATTTTAATAGCAACAATACACCATACGGTGGAGCTAGTCCTATTAGCTTTACCGGTAATAGTGTTTACATCAGCGGTGCGGTATATTCTGGAAACATAGGATTACCTACATCTAGTAACATTGGTAATGCTATTTTAGGTTATTTCTCATTCAACGGAAATACTATATCATCGGTCCAGCCCAACGGCAACATTGTTCTCGATCCACCAGGCACAGGCACAGTATTGTTTGCTGGAACCAGTGCAGTAGGATTACCTAGTGGCGACGATTCTACTAGACCATTGTATCCAGAAATCGGATACACAAGATATAATACCAGTCGACAAAGTATAGAATACTATGATGGTAATACATGGTTAGCACCAGGTGCAGCTACCATCAGTAGCGAAGTTATCAATCCAGACGGTTCAGCAAACACCTATACACTGGGTTCAAATACCACTGTAGACAGTGTATTGGTCAGTATCAATGGTACTTTGCAACAACCTATATACTCTTATAACATAGTAAATAACAATCAGATTACGTTTACAGAAACACCACTTACCTCAGACGTAATTGAAGTTCGTTTCATCGCAGTGAGTGCGACATCAGTATCGTCATTACGTTATGGTCCTGTAACAGCAGTAGCACTTGATCTAGCAAACGTAAACGTAACAGGTAATGTCTTGCCAAGTGCTAACGTTACATATAGTTTAGGTAGCGAATCTCTACAATGGAAAGATTTATGGGTCAGTGGTAATACAATTTATATTGGTGGATCAGCACTGACAGTAGCCAATGGACAACTATCAATTGGTGGTAACACAGTTGGATCAGCAGTAACTTACAGTAATGTAAATGTCAAAGCCTATACCGAAACAATGGGATTTGCTAATTATTCAAATGTCAATGTAGCAGCCTATACACAAACACAATCATTTACAAATTATAGTAACGTAAATGTTGCCGCCTTCGTAACTACAAACGGATTAACTAATTACAGTAATGTTAATGTGGTGGCTTATACACAGACACAGAGTTATACTAACTATTCAAACGTAAACTTATCAGCATATTTAGGCGGCGCAGTTACGATCGGCGGTAATTTAACTATCCAAGGTAATTTGTTTGTCAATGGTAATCTAACAACTATTAATGCTAACAATCTAAATATCAGCGATAGTTTGATTTATCTGGCTGATGATAATCCTGCAGACACTTTAGACATTGGTATTGTGAGTTCATTTACTAATCCGGCATATCAACACACTGGATTTGTCCGTGATGCCTCAGACGGAGTATGGAAGTTATTTGCTAATGTCGTAGCTGAACCAACGACCACAGTTGACTTTACAAATGCCAATTATTCTAGTTTACTAGCTGGCAATTTATTGACTACCAATGATGCGAGAATTGGTGGAAATACACTGTTTACTAACAATGGGTATAAAACATTAACACTCGGCGGATCAAGCGGCGGTGGGTGGTTACAATTCTTAACCAATGGTAGTGCTGGCCCTTACATCTATAATACCAGTCAAAATTTAGTATTATGGACCGATGGCGGCAATCCTAAAATCACATTAAATAATGCTGTTGACAAAAGCATAGAAATACTCAGCGCCAATGTTGATATAGTGTCAGGCAATGCTCGAGTTTCTGGTAATTTAACAGTTACAGGTGACATCTCAGCCAACGTATCTGGATTTTCAATTGGTTACAGAGATTTACCACAGATCTCTGCGGCTAATATAACACTAGCACTATCAGATGCCAGCAAACATTTTTATGCTAATACAAGTGCTCCAACAACTATTACTGTGCCTAGCAATGCTAATGTGGCATTTCCAATTGGAACTACCATTGTATTAGTAAACAGGGGTAGTGGTAGTATAACCATACAAAATCAAGGTGCAGGCGCTCCATTCCTTTATCTCGCAGGCAACGCTACTACAACGACCTCGAGAACTCTGCAACAGTATGGTATGGCAACATTGGTCAAAACCGAAACTAATTTATGGTTCATTAACGGCACCGGATTACTATAATGACTGGCGTTATAGCAATGATGGCAGCTGGTGCACACAGTAGAGGTGTAGTTACATTAACTACAGGACCCGTGCAGGAAATATTTGCGACTAGTTTAGGCAGTAGAAGTGCAACCATCACGTTAGCAGACGGTAATATAGTGACTGGATCTTATATACATTCAAATGATAATCAAGGTCTCCGTTACAGATCATTGACTGCGGAAAATTCAAGCCTCGTGTATGGATCACAACAGACATTCTCTCGATCTACTTGTGGAGGAGAAACTATCGAAGTAAGTTTAGCTGCAAGCAATATTGTAAATGGAAGGCAGATGTCGCATGCTGAGGATGGTACTAACTCATATTCGGGTAGCATAAATTTATATTACAAGACACTTGCGTTGTCCTACTATAATACTTTGGTATGGGGGAATGCTACACAATCGTCAACAGTCCAGTCGGGTTCTTGGGTAGATGTGCCTAATACACTAGTAACAAAGGGATCTACTGTAAACATAATGACAGGTCAGAGTTATTTTGTTGGCGGCGGCGCTTGCGGTCGTATGTCTTATGCAAGTATTAACCATTTTTTATGGTATAGATCATTAACGGTGTCTTAATATGTTTGTTCTATATGATAAGAGTACTGGATTTGTAAGAGTAACATGCACTGAAAATCCTGTCGTAAGTTGTAAATTAGTAACAGATTGGCAAGATAATTATATCTTAGAAGATTTTCCATATACTGATATTATAAATTTACAAGAATATTTTGCTAAAGTTGAAAATAATAAACTAAAGATATTAGGTAGAATAGATGACCTACAGATTAGAGGATTGCAACATAGGTATGACGGATTTAGTCCGTTATTTGAAGGAGAATAAACATGTTTGTTATATCGTGTAGAGAAACAGGATGTGTTAAACTAACTTGCACTGAAGATCCAAGAAATGCTATGGAGCTAAATCCAAACTTAGATGAACACTTTGACGTGTTAGAGTTTGATGACAATAATGATTATACTGGTAAGCATTTAAAAGTAATAGATGGAGCTTTAGTAGATTTAGGATATATAAGAGACATAGAAAACACAGTTGCAGAAGATTGTAACAACTGCCCATCACTTACATAATTACTTGCTTAAGCCAATAGAAAATCCAAACCTGTATAAATACTAGTAACAACACACATCACGCCCTAGGGGAATATGGAACCGCAGGCTCGAAAATAGTGTAAAAATTATATTATTGCGGAGCATTCCATGTCAGCACTGACCAGAATTTTAAATAATCAGATCTTTAACCAGACGATTATAGCTAGCCAAAAGATCCAACCTGGATCTATCACAGGCACACTGTTTGCTAGTAACGTTACAGTACCGGGCGATTTATTAATCGCAGGTAACTTGTTCGTCCTAGGCAGCAGCCAAACTACTACCATAGCATCTACTAATACCTATGTTAACGATCCGTTAGTTGTATTAAACAACGGGTTCGCTGGCACAAACACCTATGATGAAGGTCTGATCTTTAATCGTGGCACAGCAGATAACAAAGCATTTATCTGGAGTGAAACATTCAAAGAATTCCGTCTGATAACCACTGCTGAAGCAGGCACTACTTATGGTAATGTTAACGCTATAGGATTAGCTAATCTTTCTGTAGGTAATTTTATCGCTACAGGAGTTTCGACTCTAGCCAACGCTGTTATAAGCCAAGTCACAGCGACCACAGCTAATATTTCGACTATCTATGGCGATACTCTAAACATCGCAGGCAATGTCTTATTGGGCTTAACACGTGCGGCAGCTATTAATTCAACTCCCATAGGTAATATCGCAGCATCAACAGGTGCGTTTACTACACTATTTGCCAGCGGTCAAGTAAACTTCTCTGCTAACACAGCTTCTACAAATACCGGAACAGGTGCGTTAATAGTCAATGGTGGTGTTGGTATTGGTGGTAATCTATTCTTAGGTGGTAATCTAAACGTTATCGGTAATAGTTTTGTTATTAGTTCTAACTCAGGTGTATTCTATGGTAACGCTGTGGGTGCTGGTGCACTGTATGCGGGCGTTATTGGATATACTCCGCAAGACTTTACTACCATACAGTCTTCAGGTAATGCAGACAATTACATACAGATTAATCTACAGAACATCAACAGCGGCCAGAACGCCAGCAGTGACTTTGTAGCAACAGCCGACAACGGAACACAAACAGATACCTTTATTGACATGGGTATCAATAGCAGCACCTACAATGCCGCTGGATATGAACTAAGCAAGCCTAATGATGGTTACTTGTATGTGCATGGTAATCTAACCACAGGTGGCGGTAACTTAGTATTAGGCACTTGGCATGAAAATGATATCGTATTTGCTACTGCGGGTTTATCTACTCCTAACGAACAGGCTAGATTTAAAAATAATGTTGGCTTGATCATATCTAGAACCACAGCGTCTACAACTACAACGTCTGGCGCATTACAGGTAGCTGGCGGTGCTGGTATAGCTGGTAATCTAAATGTCGGTGGCAATCTAGTAGTTAACAGTCCTACGCTCCTAAATAGCTCGTTAACTTCAACTGGTATAGTTACATTTAACAACACAACTAACTCAACCGAAGCAGGTGCTACCAGTGGCGCTCTAAGAGTAGCAGGCGGTGGTAGTATCGCTAAAGACCTTTGGGTTGGTGGCAATATCTATGCAAGTAACATCTTTGGTGTTACACATCAGATCATCACAGTCCAAGATCCATTGGTTTACTTTGATGCGGCTAACACATTCCCATACAACTATGATATTGGTTTCTACAGTAACTTCGTAGGACCTAATCCAATTGACAACACAGGCAATGCGTATCAACACAGTGGTGTGGTCCGTGACAATAGTGACAACACATGGAAGTTCTTCAGTAATGTTCGTTCAGAACCAGATGGAACTGCTATTACATTTGACAGCGACACCATCTTTGATCCGATCCGCGCTGGTAATCTAACATTAACTTATACTCAAGATTCAACATCAGCCACCACAGGTTCATTTAAAACAGCTGGTGGTGTGGGCATTGGTGGTAACATATTCCAAACTGGCACACGATTAGAAACATCAGCAAGTAACTTCTTGCTATTAAATACACCAACGACTATTGATGCGTTTGGTCAAGGTTCTACTATTAATTTAGGTAGCACAAGTGGCACAGTAACTATCAAGAATCCAACTATAGTTGGTGCTAGCCTAACACAGACATTATTTGATAGTGTAGCTACTACGATTAACTTTGGTAGAACTTCTAATATTACCTTAGGTGCATCAAGTGGTGTAACCACAGTGCAAGGTGGTGCTAATATTCAAGCAACTACAGCCAGCACTAATGCAGGCACAGGTGCTCTAAAAGTCCAAGGTGGTGTTGGTGTTCGTGGTAATTTAAATATCGCAGGTGACCCCACTGGTATAGCCTACAGTGGTCGTGGTGGATTAACTGTAGGTCTTGATGTAGCTGGTGGAACTCTATACCCAGAAAATCTCGCACAGTTTACAAGCAATGCTAATAGTTTCTCAAGAGTCAGCATTCAAAATATCAGCACTCAACAAGCGGCTACTTCAGAATTTGTAGCACTTACTAACAATGGTAGCAATACTGCTGGGTTTATAGCCACTGGTATCGCAAGTATTAATTTTAATTCTGTAGGACAGTTTGCAAACTTAGTATTACCAGGCGATGGATATGTCTATACATCTACGGCTAACTTAGTGATTGCATCCGCAGGCGGAAAAGACTTACAGTTGACATCAGGACTTAATGCGGCTGGAGTTATCATAAGTGGCGCATTTGGAAATGTTGGAATCCAAACTGCGATTCCATCAAGTTCTGAAACCACTGGTGCATTAACCACACGCGGCGGCGTTGGTATTTTAACTAACTTATATGTCGGTAAAGGCGCTACGATAAACAGCACTAACGGTATAGAAGGATTCACAGTTAAGAGTTCAACATCAGGCAACGTGGCGATTTTCGCTAACGTAGTTGGAACTGGCGGATCAACAACAGAAACAGTAATCATTGGTGGTGGTAATCTAACAGTCCAACCTGGTGCAATATTGAAGGTTGGCGGCTCGACATCGATGATGGTTCCAGTTGGCCCAACAGGCGCACGACCAAGTAGCCAAGGTGCTAATGACGTAGCAGGTATGCTGCGCTTCAATTCAACAACCACAACGTTGGAATTCTATGATGGTACAGATTGGAATGTTGCAGGTTCTGTATTTACGGTAATTAGTAGTCGCCAATTCTCTGGTAATACAGCTGGCGGATTTGGTAATGTTGACGGAACAAACACTAATTTTACATTACAATCTGACGCAACTACAGCAGGAACCATTATCAGCATCAACGGTGTGATGCAATTCCCAACACTAGCCTACTCTGTTACTGGTAATGTGCTAACATTTACAGAACCACCTGCACCAGGTGACGTGATCGATGCACGTGTGCTTACAACAACATCAACAGTAAGTTCTATTACCAATGGTAATGGTATCAATCAATTGGTTGCAGATGATGACGGTACGGCACAATGGACTGGCACTAGCGATGGCGGCACAGTGCGTCGAACATTAGTGGATGTAGCTGGTGATTTCAACTTCCAAAATGGCACTGATATAACATATACACAAACAGCAGTGAATATCGCTGCCAATAACACACCATATGTTATCGCTACACGTAGCCAAACAACATTTACCAGCGGTAAATTGATTGTTACAGCCAAGAGAGGAACAGGAGCCACTGGTAACGTAGAAACATATGAAGCTCAGGTTATCACAGATGGTGCTGGCAATGCTTATATTTCCACATATGGTGTAGTTAACAACGGTTATGCCATGGGTGAGCTTAGTGCTAATGTCCTAGCTGGCAACGTTCAAGTTTACTATACTGGTGTTATTGCTGCATCTGTAGTGCAGGCCAACGTTAAATGCTTTGGCACTTACATTCTATAATGGATGATCAATGCTAAAAATTGCTAAGAGTTATCGAAAAGATTATACTGGTGAAGATATAATCACCGAGCGAAAGAAAGAAGGAAACCGTTGGTATGAAACTGTAGAAACAGTTCCTAATGCAGTTACCAATAATCAAATTTCAAATCGTGCGGTGGTTATTGGTAACAGTCCTACTAGACTAGATTTTAATCTACAGAATTTAAAAAAGCCCATGGGTTTATTAGGTGCCACGACCCTGCAGAGTTATGGTTGTAATGCACTATATAGAGATTTTACTCCGGATTTTTTAATCGCAGTTGGTAATGAAATAACTAAGGAATTATCTACCAGCGAATATATAAAGAATAACATAGTCTATACCAACGCTATACATCTATTAGAATATCCAAATAAATTTTATCTTATTCCTTACAATCCCTATGCTGATGCAGGAACCACAGCAGCATATATAGCTGCATTTGATGGGCATAAAAAAATCTATCTATTGGGATTCAGTGAACAAGATAGTGCAGGACAAAATTTTAATGTCTATGCCGGCACCAACGGATATGATGAAATAGAAACAGAAGTTGCTAGCGATAAATGGATACAAAATAGATTAGAGTTATTTACTCTGTATGATGATGTTGATTTTGCTTGGGTTACTTTAACTGGCAAATCACCAGTTCCAGAAAGCCACAAATACTGCACGAACTTCCGACAAATATCCTACAGAGCTTTTGTTTTAGAGACTGATCTATAATACTGTTTCTAAAGTCTTAATCTTATCAATCACAGCTGAAAAATTAATAGTGCGCCATACTCCTGGGTGTAACGGTCTAGGATGATCTTCTAGACGGACCCAACAATATCCACGATGTTCATAATTCAAGGTCGGAGTGAATTCCTCGTCTACGGGAATTAGAAAAGTATTATAGCTGAAATGTCCATTATCGCTGGTAAATTTTTCAATGGGTATAACTTTGACATCAACAAAATCATAACCAAGTTCTTCGCTGAGTTCTCTGTGCAGTGATGATAGTAGCTGTTCACCAGTGTCAATCTTGCCTCCAGCTAGTCCCCAAGTGCCACTATATTTGCTGGTATCGCGTAATAGAAACAAATAACGACCTGTAGATGTCGCGTAAATAAAAGTTCCTACTCCTTCTATATGACCAGAGTCCAAAGCCCTTCCTTGTATTCGCCTTCCCAGCTTTTTACCCATTGAGTGCCTGTCCATTTGTATTGAGTACCTGTGGTTAGATTACTTACATATTGTAGCGTAGAATCGCTCTGACTGTCAAATGAAACAGTCCAATTGGTGCCATTATATTGTATGATGTCGTTGGCATGTGCTACAAGATCTTGTCCATTAGTGCCTCGCCATGCGATGGGTCCTCCACCATTTGGTGTGTTTAAGCTGCCAATATCATCTAGTATTAGGTATCTAGTATTTGCGGCCGGATTAGTTATGCTGGCATTAACAGTGACCTTAGTTGGATCGATGATGGCATCGATAGCAGTTAAAGTATTTCCGGGAGTAGTGTCAACGTCCACATTAAAAATTAACAAACTATTATCAGTTGGATGATAGCTGATAGTGCCAATCACCTCAGTAATACCATCCTCTTGTAACAGCCTGACTTGGCTTATACCATTTTTGATATAGCCATAAACATTAATTAGGTTTGGCCAACTGTCTCTGGTGCCGACTTTGGTTGGTGTGCTCAGCGTTGGTTCACGTGGTGTTTCGACATCTTCCATTTTCAATAAGGTCAGCTGATTACCAATTAGTAACACACCATACATCAGAGGAGTAAAATATTGTCTCGTGCCTAGTAGATTAGTATCATTTAAAACTGCATCGCTGAGATTACCATCTGCATCATGTATGCTGGCAATGATTTTTTCGATAACACCAAGTTTCTTAACCTTAGCAGGAGGACTGATCCATACAGGCAATTTAAATGTTAGTGTAGCAACATCAATATTATTCTCTGTTCCAATTGGCACGCTACGACTGGTCCATGTTGGGCTTTCTAAGTAAACAATACTTAAACTTGTCCAATCGATATAGTTGTCTGTTGACTGTATTTCCATTCCAGGATTGAACAATACCATGAGCTGTTCTAATAATTGCAATTTCTGTTTGGTATTGCTAGTCCAGATATCTACTTTTAGATCGATAGTGTATGGCACAGGCATGCTACGCTCGATAGTAAAAGCATTACCCTGTCGATTTTCAAACTCTTGTGTGTCCTCATTATAGTAGCGTTGTCGTATGCTCATCTTGCCAACGAATGTGGGATCTTGCACACGGTCTCTATCATATGTAACACCATTGATGTAAACGGTCATAGCAGGAGTTGTTGGTAAGGCATTTTCACTCATGTTATTGATGATTGCCGCAACCTGTCGGCTACCGTCGCCATAATAAACAGGCACACGCTGTAGGGTTTTATTACCCTCTCGATCCTGACCAAATTCAACCTGGAATCCAGATATCATGCGTATGAATTGTGCTAGGAAACGCTCGATCTGTGCATCATAAAAATATTGTTGTAAGGCTGCCATTATATGTTATCCGCTGAAGGACGTAGAGCTTGGCTTAAGCTCTGACGTTCATTGATCACATGTTCGTAAACTGTGTATTCTAGTAGATCACCATTGACATAGGTATTACCTACTGTGATCCTAATATTGCCACTGCTGTTACTGATAGTATTTGTGATCTTAATACCATTGATATAAGTTTTAGCACCATAGGTGCTGACATAAGGAACCTTGACTACTATGTTACCTGTAGTAACATTCCATGACAATGTCCAAGCATTAGCCGCAGGTGTATATGCACCACTGCTGATACGTATAGCGTCCCAGGCAACACTGTTGCTCATGAACTTGTTGGTATCATTTATGAATCCACTTAGTTGTGTGGTATTAGTTGATCCTGGTGTTAGGTTAGTTCTCACAGCGTCCTCAATTTTGACCCAACGGCGACCATCGTAACGGAACAAACGATTAGGCACATAGTCTAAGCGTAGATAAAAGTCACCAACTCCGGGGCTATATGGAAATGCGATACCAGCAGCGACATTGGCACCGTTCGGTGGTAAGCCATCTCCGGTCAAGTAACCTTCTACTTTCTTGACTGATGTTAATGTAGCTGAGCTTGCGTCGTCTAATACATCGCTGGCATCATCTGTAACATCGCTAGCATCTAATCCTTCTGAATTGCCTGGATATCCCTGTGAATTTTCTGCTAAGGTATAAATTGAACTTGTGTCATATCCGCTGGCAGGAACGTCTTGTTCTGCACGGCTAACGATAGCATCGTTGATATCGATATATTTTTGATAGGTGCTTAGAACTTCGCCCAGTGTGCTGTCTGTGTTTTCACCAGCTTTAAGATTGTTAATGATATCTTTGTATTCTTGGCTATCTACTAGTGGTTGTAGTTTAACACGCCATAGATGCGGATACCATGTGGGCGCAAAACCTTCTGCGGCACGTGTGGCATCATTTACTACATAATAGCGTTTAAGTGCTACAGGTAAGCTATCATCTAAAGGATAATAGTCTTTGAGATTTGGCAGTTCCATGACATCACCAACCATGATCTTACGACCCAAGGTATCGATCATGTCATTAAGATGGAACACAGCAAACATAGTGTCACCGGTTAGGAATAAACCAAATTGTGTCAGATCAAAGTCGTTGTCATTGATGCGATAGATAGTGCGCATGGTATAGATACTGGTATCATACTTGCGATCGCGATTTTCTAAGAACAGTAGATCCTGTATGCCTAATAAGGTAGTAGCACCACCGGGTTCTGTCATGCTGACATTGCCCTGTGTTACGGGTCCTAGATATTTGTGTATGTTGACATCAACTCCACCAACTGTGAACATTTCTGAGATGCGTTGATCAAAGAACTTGTAGTCGTTGCCCTTTTCTGGACGATATAAACTTAGACGTGGCATGCATAGATCCTATTATCTAGTATTTATCGACATTGACAACTACACCAAAATGTGTTATACTTGTATTATGGCTGAAATTACTCAGAGTTTAGATTGGGCTAAAGTTCAAATTGAACTAGAAGCACCTGCACACAAGATGAAACGCTATACCCAAGACATGTTGAAAATGAGCAGTGCTATAGGACACATGGTTAAGCGTCTCAGCGAAGAGGAAATTAACTGTCGTAGACAAGGTCGCCAGACCCAACGTCACAAGGAATTATTAGCCAAAATCAATGAAGAAATAGCCAATT